CTGGGCCATCGCGGCGCGGGCCGCGCCGACCGCCTCGACCGCAAGGGCTGCGCCGGTGCCCGCGAGGTTCTTGTGGGTCGTGTGGAACAGCGCGTTGCCGTCGGCCATCGCCGGGTTGGCGGTGATGATGCTCCAGACCACGTCCGACTCCAGCTGCGCGATGGAGTTGCCGTACATCGCCGGGATCCGCGTGAAGGCGTCGAGGTCGTCGTTGATCAGCGTCTGGCGCGTGATCGCGACCACCCGGCCATAGGTCTTGACCTTGTAGCTCTCCTTGCTCTCGCCCAGCGTACCGCGCTTGAACTCCCCGCTCTCGCCGACTTCGAGCAGCTGCGGGGCCTCTCCCAGCTGGACCCGGTGCATGGCCTTGAAATCGGTGGCGAGCACCTGGCGGCAGAACAGCATGAAGGTGCGGGGATAGGCCTCGTAGGCCTGCCGCAGGGTCTTGTTGGTGACCGCCGACAGGATCTCGGGGAAGTCCGAGGTCGAGTGCAGCGCCCGCGTCGCCACCTCGTCGCGCGAGAGGCCTCGCGTGTTCACCCCGGCATTGCCGAGGCTCTCGCGGGCCAGTTCCAGCAGGGTCATGCCGCGGTACTGGCGCGCAGCGTCCTCCAGCTGGAAGAGCGTCGGGCTGTAGCGGTGCAGCAGCGCGTTCGCCACGGCATCGCGGCGGGTGATGCGCTCGTCACGGCCGCCGAGGGGCACGGAGACATGCGGGAAGGTCCGGGTCTCGTCCGACTTCGCCGCGACCTGGTCGAGGATCAGGCGGCGGGCTTCGTCCACGCTGACGCCGCGCTTCACCAGATCCTCGGCGAAGCCGCGCTCGAGGTTCAGGCGGCCCGCGAGATCGTAGATGGTGGAGACGCGGTCGCGCTCGGCCTCGCGGGCACGGATGGCAACCGCTTCGGTGTCGGGCGCGGGAGTTGCCTGCGTCTTCGGCTGGCTGCGCGTCTCGCTGGCGGCGACCTTCGGGTCGGGCGCAGCCGCTTTCGGCTCGGTCATGGTCGTGTCCTCGGTTTCGACCGGCACGGTCGGCTGGGGGGTGGTGGGGGGTGCGGCGTCGCTCGCCGGGGTCTGGGTCTTGTCCGTCATCGGGGATGCTCCTTGCGGTGTGGGGGCGTCCCGGCGGTGAAGGACGCAGTCGTGAAGGGGATGCTGGGCGCGGAAACCGGCGGCGGGGTCGGCGCCGACCGCGACGGCGGACACCTCGAACGGCGTCCAGTCCACCGCCCGCCAGAGTTCGCGCGCGGCCTCGGGTTTCGAGACCTCGAAGCGGTGGACCTGGTAGCCGATGGAGACCGCGCGGATGTGCCCGGCCTGGATGTCGCGCCAGATCGGCTCGACATCGGCACGCTCGCTGATCCGGACCAGCGCGATGCCGCGTCCGTTCTCGATCCGCGCCGAACCCGGCACGACCGAGCCGATCACCGCGTCGAGCGTGTCGAGCTCGTGCACCTTCAGGAACGGCGCGCCCGCGTTCAGCCGGTCGAGCCGAACATGGGCCGGGTCGAGGCTCAGTTCCTCGTCATAGGGTTCCCCGAAGAAGGTGGCGCGGCGGACGCGCGCCCCGGCCGACCAGACCACCTCGACGGTGCGGCTGTCGGCGTCGGCCGTGTTCGGCGCAAGCTCCGCCGACCGGCGCATGGCAGGCAGTTCGATCATCGTGTCCATGAAGGTCAGTCCTGTTGGTCGGCCTGCGCCGGGTCATTGTCCGCGTCGGCGGCCGAGTCGTCGGTGTCTGGTTCGTCGGCAACCGGATCGTTCACCGGATCGCTGCTCTGCGCGCTGCCGGTCTTGGTGACGCGGCGCGGGTCGCTGTCGAGCACCAGCCCCAGCGCGTCTAGCTTGGCGTTGGTCGCGGCGATCTCGGCCAGCACGGCGTCCGGGTTGCGGCCCTGCTTGGCGATCACCTCGGCCAGCGTCATGGTGCCCGAGCGGATCGACAGCAGGTTCGCCATCGCGTCCTTCTGCGGATCGACCGCCTCGAACTTCGGTGGCGACCATTCGACCGGCACCGTCGGCGACGGGATCTGACCCGCCGCCCAGGCGGCTTCCGTGAACCAGCGCCAGACCGGCGCGCAGAACATCGGAATGAAGAGCTGCCATTGCACGGCGTCGATCTGGCGACGGAACTCGACGAGCCCCGCCCGGATCGAGGAATAGTTGACCTGGCTGAGGTCGCCGGTCAGCAGCTCGTAGGGCACCCGGAACCCGGCCGAGATCGTGTGCAGGCTCGCGCGCTTGTACTCGCCATAGCCGCCGGTGGCCGAGGGCTGGTTGAACCGGATGTCCTTGCCGCCCCGGGCATAGGCGATCAGCCCCGGCTCGAACTGCTCCACCCGGTTGCCATCGGCATCGACCACCGAGGGCGCGATGCCCTGCTGCGCCTCGTCGTCGCCGAAGACGATGGCGGTGACGCAGGCCTCGGTCTTCTTGCGGACCAGTTCGGCCACCTCGTAATCGTCGAGATCACGCAACGACCGGATCACCGGCGCGCCCCAGGGGACGCCGCGCGCCTGCGTCCTCTGCTTCTCGTAGACATGAGTGATCTCGGTCGCAGGAACCGGGCGGCTCTGCAGCCCGTTCTGCAACGCCCCGTAGGCGTCGCCCGGATGCTCGGCGTGCAGCCAGTAGGCGCGGCGTTTGCCGACCGGGTCGAACTCGATCCCCTGCACAAGGCGGCCCGTGCCGATGGCGCCGGATTTCGTGGCGTCGAGGAAGTCGGCCTCCAGCACCTGCAATTGCAGCGGCACCGGAAGGCCGTCGCTCGCCCGGCGCAGGCGGCGGCGCACCAGCACTTCGCCCGCTTCGACCATCTCGCGGCAGATCAGCGTCTGCAGACCGTAGAAGTCGAGCTGGCCGTCGGCGTCACAGTCCGCCGTCCAGCGCTCGAAGAGCGCGTCGACCTTCCGGTCGAGCGTGTCGTCGCCGCTGGCGGCGCGCGGCATGATGCCTGCGCCGATGATGTTGTTAACGAGCACTGCGACGGCCTTGGCCGCGTGCGGGTTGTTGCGCACCAGATCCCGCATCCGGTCACGCAGAAGCGCCCCGGCGACGCCGATCTCGGTGTCGGCCGAGGAGCCGGGCGCGCGCCAGCCCTCCGTCCTCCGCCCACGCGCCGCTCCGTCATAGCCCCGTGTCAGGGTCTCGAAGGCCTGCCGCGCCATCACGCGACGCGCGGCCATGCGCGGCGCCACCGATGCGATGGCGTGATCGAACCAGGTCGCCGACATCAGCGATCCCCGCGCGAGAAGCCAGCGTGCCCGGCCACCGGCAGCGGCCGTGTGGTGCCCGCGATGGCGCGCTCGATGGTCCGGATGCGCGCCAGCAGATCCTCGGCCGAGCCGTAGTCGACGGACTTGCCGTCGTAGCTGACCCGGGTCGTGCCGCTGGCATAGGCCCGGCGCAGCGCCGAGAGCTCGGTTTCTGTCCAGTCCATGCCCTTCGCTCCCGCTCAGTGCGTTCGTTCCCTTGCGACGCTCCACCGGAGCCTCGCATCCGCTGCGCGGACCGGTCCTCACTCAGAACCATCCCCCGCGCCGCCCGAGCCAGTCGGAGCGGCGCTTGCCCTGCGGGGTCTGTCCCTGCCGGTTGATCTGCCCGGCGGGATCGGTGTCGGTGGGGGCGGCCCCGAGCTGATCCTCGAGGTCGCGCCATTTCTCCTCGGGCCAGCGGTCCGCGCCCGCGATCCAGGCGGCGGCGCGGGCATAGACCCGGCAATCCAGCGCCTCGTTGCGCTCGCGGAGCTTCTGCCATTCCAGCCGCGCAAAGCCGCGTTTCGTGCGCACCGTCACCAGCTGCTCGGCGACGAACTGCTTCAGCCATTCGTTCTCGACCCAGTGCGGCAGGTGCACCGAGCCGGGCGGGAACGCGGCACCGTCGGTCATGTCCTCCTCGGTCGGGCGCGCCAGCCTCAGGAAGCGGTAGGTCTCGGCCTTGAAGGTCGAGACCGCCACGGTCCAGAGCCGGGCTCCGCGCCGCAGGCGTTTGCCGCCCTCGGTCGCGTCGACAAAGGTCGGGCCCGAGACCGGGCTCGAGCGGTTGAATCCCTCGACGCCCTTGACCGGCGACACCTGCCCAAACCCCTGCGCCCGCGACCACGAGTAGACCGCCGGGGCCTCGTAGCCGGTGTCGATCGCGAGCCGCGCGATCCTGAGATGCGCGCCGCGTTCGTGCGGCCAGCTTTTGTCCAGCAGCGCGGTCAGTTCCGACCAGGCGTCATGCCGGTCCGGCCCGCCTTCGATCACGACGTGATCGACGAGCCAGCTTTCCAGTCCGCGACCCCAGGCCCAGACATCGACCTCTATCCGGTCCTTCTGCACATCTGCGCCTGCGGTCAGGAACAGCCCGCCCGCAGGCACGGTGCCGGATGTCCAGCGCTCGCGGCGGTCGTAGAGCCGCTGCCAGTCGGGCGCTTCCCCGGTCTCGACCCATGTCTCGCCGAGGATCGTGTTGCGGAACGCCTTGATCGCCTCGTCCGACCCCTGTGCCGCGTCCCATGCCCGCACGATCCGCTCCCAGCTCAGCCAGCCGATCGGCGAATAGAGCGCCGAGAGGTGATACCCGACCGTGGTCGGATCGGCGGCCGTGGCGGTCGCCCGCCATTCGCCACCCTCCAGCATCGCCGTCTTGTGATGCTCCGCGATTGCCGCGTCGCAGCCCTCGCAATGATACTCCGCCGTCTCGGGGCGACCCTTCTGCCAGCGCAGCCGGTCGAACTTCAGCCATTGCATCGCGCCGCAATGCGGGCACGGCACGAAGTACCGGCGCTGGTCGCTGGCCTCGAACTCTCGCTCGATGCGCGACAGCCCCCGGATGGTGGGCGTCGAGACCAGGAACACCTTGCGCCGATGGGCGAAGGTCAGCGACCGCGCTTCCGCCAGTGTGACCGGGTCGCCTTCCTCGTCGGCCGAGGCCGGATAGGCGTCGACCTCGTCGAGGAAGATGTACCGCGCCGGGGTCGAGCGCAGCCCGACCGCCGAGTTCGCCCCGGTCATGATCAGGATGCCGCCCGCGAACTCCTTCGACAGCATGGTGTTGCCCGCATCGCGGGATCGCGCGGGCTTCACCCGCTCCCGCAGCTCCGGGCTTTCGTCGATCAGCGGATCGATCCGCTGCCGCGAGTTGCGCTTGGCCAGTTCCACCGTCGGCTGGACCGCGAGCATCGGGCCCGGCGCCTGGTGGATCGCGAACCCGATCCAGTTGTTGCCCGCCTCGGTCGCGCCGACCTGCGCCGCCTTCATGAACACGATCCGCTGCGTGGGATCGCCGGGCGACAGCCGGTCCATGATCTCGCGCATGTAGGGCGTGCGTACCGTGCGATACCGCCCGGGTTCGGCCGAGGCGCGGCCCGAGAGCATCCGGTGCCGGTCCGCCCATTCCGAGACGGTCAGGTCCGGGTCGGGCCGCAGCCCGTTGCCCCAGGCGCGCAGGATCTCGCCCGCGCCGTCGAAGTCGGTCAGGCCATCGCCGCTCTTATCGGAAGTCGGGCCGGACCTCGGCGAGTTCGTCGAGGTGGGCGCGTACATGTTTCTCCAGGACCTTCTGCATCGCGGCTGGCTCCACGGTGATCTGCTGACCTGTCGCGTCGCGGCACGAGGCCGAGAGCTCGGCCGCCATCAGCGCGGCGGCGCGTGCAGGCCAGTTCACCCATGCGTCCCGTTCCTCCCGCGCCAGCCGGAACACCAGCGCCAGCGCGCGCGCCCGCTCGATCAACTCCCCCTTCAGCTTCTGCAGACGGATGCGCCGCTCCTGCGCCTTGAGCACCTCGTTCGCGGTCTTGGCCTGCAGAAAGGTCGTGCCGCCGCCGACGGCCGGGACCGCCAGACCCTGTTCGCGCAGCGTGTCGCCTACAGCCGCCACCGCCGCCTCGGGGACGGGCTTCAGCTTCGGCGCGAGCGGCTTCCTCGTCTTCGACGGGTCCGTCGTCTCGGCACGCCTGACGTCGCTGGCGGCCGCGTTGATGCTGCCGTCGGGATAGAGGACCAGGCGCTCGGCTGTCTTCGCTTTCTGGATCGCACCGCGCGACAGCCCGACATGCGCGGCGTACTGGCGCTCGCTCATGCCCTGCATCGACCGCTCCGATTACCATTCAGATTCATGTGCTTATCTAGTTGATAAGCCTCCGCAGCAGAGCGAACGTCACTTCAATGAAGCGATGCAACTCACCACGGAGCCACCACGATGACCCGCCGCGCCACTGACAACTCAAAGGCCCTCGATGCCTTCATCGCCGCGAAGACCGAGATCGACGCGATGCTGGAGCGGCTCGCCACCCTCAGCGCGGACCATTTCGAGACCAGCCCGGAGGAGATCCATTGGGGCCATGTCGGCACCCTGAACTACTACCGCGCCAAGCTGCGCGAGATCACCGACAGCGCCTTCAGGGAAGGCGAACACGCCGAGTGAAACGACCCGCTCCCGGTCCCGCCCGCCGACTGGCGGGCTCGGCCTCGTAGAAGGGCCCGCATTCCGCGCGCCCCGATACGGGAGACGACGATGACCAAGCTTTCCGACACCCAAGCCCTGATCCTGAGCGCCGCCGCCCAGCGGCCCGATTATATCGCCCTGCCGCTGCCCGAGAGCCTGCGCGGCGGCGCCGCCGCCAAAGTGGTCGGCGCGATGCTCGCAAAGGGGTTCCTGCAGGAGGTCGACGCCGACATGCGCAAGGGCGATCTCGTTTGGCGCGAAACGGGCGATGGCCACGGCGTCACGCTGATCGCCACCGACGCAGGCCTCGCCGCCATCGGCATCGAGCCCGAAGAAGCGAACACCGCGCCTGCGGGCGCGACGGACGCGCCGACCGAGGAGGCTGCGACGGACACCCCCACTGAGCCCGCAGCCGCGCCCAAGGCGCGCACTCCGCGCGAGGGCACCAAGCAGGCCACGCTGATCGCTATGCTGCGCACGCCGGACGGCGCGACCATCGAGGAGATCATGGCCGCAACGGGCTGGCAGTCGCACACGGTGCGCGGCGCGATGGCCGGAGCGCTGAAGAAGAAGCTCGGGCTCGAGGTGACCTCGGAGAAGGTCGAGGATCGGGGGCGCGTGTACAAACTCCCTGCCGCCTGACACACCGGACCCCGACAGGTTGATGGCCGCCGTCCCACTGGGGCGGCGGTCGATCATTTGGCGCTCCGCATCCGGATCGTCTCGAACACCCGCCGCAGGGCGAAGGATCGTGCGATGCTCACCAAGGTGAACACCGCGCCCATCTTCAGATTCTCCGCCAGCGTCGTGTGCAGCCCGAAGACCGGGAAGATCAGGATCTGCGTGACGACGGCGACGCCGTAGCCGACGACCACGTTGGTGATGGACTCGACCAGAGACATGAGGCGTGACTGCTTCATGCGGCGGACTTGCGCTTTCGCGCGGGTTCGGGTTCGGGTTCGGCGTCCGTGTCCGGCGTCTCGGCCGGTGGTTCGGCATCGTCGCCCAGCCGCTCGGTCCTCACCTCAGCGAAGGTCCGGCCGTCGCCGTCGAGGATCGCGTCCTTGCCGGTTTCGGCCTGCCAGCGTTCAACGGCGACATCGATGTAGGCCGGGCTGATTTCCATCGCGAAGACGCGGCGGCCGTTGGCCTCGCCTGCGATGATCTGCGAACCCGACCCAGAAAAGGGCTCGTAGCAGAGGCCGCCTCGGGCGACGTGCTGGCGCATCGGGATGCCGAAGGCGTCGAGCGGTTTCGGCGTCGGGTGGTCGGGGCGCTCGTCCTTCGCGAAGCTGGGCATCTCCCAGGTCGACGGCAGCGTTTCCTCGGCGACCTTGGGCGGGCGGTTCGGACGCCGCCAGCCCATGAAGCAGGGCTCGTGTTTCCACAGATAATGCGACCGGGTAAGAACCCCGCGGTCCTTCACCCAGATGATCTGCTGATGGACAAAGGCCCCGGCCTTTTCCCAGCAGGCCTCGAGCATCGCCTGGCGGCGCGAGGCATGCCAGCAATACCATGCAGCATTCTCGGCGATGGCCTCCGCCACGGCGGCGGAAATGAAGCCGTCGTAAAGCTCGGCTCCTTGCGAACTGTCGTCCCAGGTCGTGCCATAGGACGCCGACCAGTCCTTGTTGCGGGTCGGATGGTTCGAACCGTCGTAGTCCACAAGATATGGCGGGTCAGTTGCGAACAGGATCGCCCGTTCGCCATTCATCAGGCGGCGCACATCAACCGCGCTGGTGCTGTCACCGCAGAGCAGCCGATGGTCGCCAAGGATCCACAGATCGCCGGTGCGGGACGCCGGATTGCGCGGCGGTTCGGGGATGGTCACCGGCGGCACGGAGCCCCCGGCGCCACCTTCTTCACCGTCCCCCTCCGGCACGAAGGCCAGCAGCTTGTCCAACTCGCCGTCGGAGAAGCCGACCAGCGAGAGGTCGAAATCCTCGGCCAGCAGATCGTTCAGTTCCGCCGACAGCAGCGCCTCGTCCCAGGTGCCGAGTTCGGTCAGCTTGTTGTCGGCGATGCGGTACGCCCGGCGCTGCGCCTCGGTCAGGTGGCCCAGCACGATGACCGGCGCTTCCGTCAGCCCCAGTTGCGTCGCGGCCAGCACGCGCCCGTGCCCCGCGATCAGCTCGCCGTCGTCGGCGACGAGGCACGGCACGGTCCAGCCGAACTCCGCCATGCTGGCGGCGATCTTCGCGACCTGGTCCGGGCCATGCGCCTTCGCGTTCTTCGCGTAGGGCTGGAGGCGCGACAGCGGCCACGTCTCGATCGCGTCCGGGGCGAAGCTCAGCGTCATGGTGGGCAAGGTTCCTTGGTCGGGTGGATGCCGGTGGCTTCCGGACTCCGGATGCCGGGCTGGACTCCACACGGGGTCCAGCGGCCACCTGCGGTGCCGGTCGGAAGGCCAGCGTTCATTGGTGTTTGCGCGGGGCGCGCGTGGCTCCGGCTTCCGGGTGGCTTCCCAAAAATCCGGTCCTGTCGCTGGCGATGTCCCGCGCTTCGCCCGCCAGCATACGAATATCGCCAGGAAGGAACCGGAAACTCCCTCGGGCTGGACCCCGGCCGGACCCTCGCTGGATACCGGGGTCCAGAAGGCCCCCGTCAGCGCAAAGGGGAGAGCGAGCCTTCCAGCGCACTCTCCCCATCTTGCCTTCGGAATAGCATGGATCTGTTGCAGATGTCGAAGGGAAAAGTGTTGCAACACATTGGAGTCACTGCGCATTCAGGCGCGCAGCGATCTTGGTCAGCGCCAGCTGCCAACGCCGCCATGCGGTCGTGCGGTCGCAGCCGAGTTCCCCGCTGATCTGCTTCCACGGCACGCGGGCGGCGCGCGACCAGACCAGCTTGCGCTCCGCCTCCTCGATCCAGAGCACCCAGTCGAAGGTCTGCTCGAGCCGGGTGATCGCGGCGGCCGAGGGCCAGACCCGCATCGGCTGGGGTTCCATCGCCGCGATCTCGCGGCTGGTCCGCACGATGTCGGGCCAGGTGTTGAAGTAGCCCTGCGCCTTCACCGGCGGCAGCTTGCGCAGCGTGCGGAACGCCTCCTCGAAATGATCGGCGACGCAGTCGGCGGTCCATTCGCGATCAGCCATGGCGCGCCTCCCTGTCGGAGGAACGCGGGCCGTATAGCTTCTCGCCGAGCTGGCGGACCAGTTCACGCTCGGGCCAGGTGAGGCGGTCGTCATCGGCGGAGACCGCGAGGACGCCCTGTTCCTGCCAGCCCTCGCGCTTGACCTGCTCGGGATCCCGGCGTCGGCCGCCGTAGCCATGGGGATGCCATCTCATGCGACACCTCCGTTCGTCTCGATCGCCCAGAGCAGGATCGCGATGGCGTCGGCCTCGTTATCGTCGGCTGGGCTGAAGCCGCGAGCACGGACGGCGGCGACCATGGCGGCCTTGTCGGCGTTGCCCTTGCCCGAGGCGTGGCGCTTGATCGTGCCGACCGGGACGCCCTCGTAGGGCACGCCGCGCAGCTCGGCCCATGCGGTCAGCGTGGCCATGAGCCCGCCGTAGATATGGCTCGCGTCGGTGCCCGCGTGGCGGCGGACTTCCTCGAACCAGATGGCGGCGACGGGCCCGGACAGCCGGTCGATCTGGGTCAGCCAGTTGGTGAAGCGCAGGTAGCGCATACCGCCGCCATCGAAGCGGCCGGGGCGCAGCGAGACGGTGCCGCTGGTGATCAGACCGTCATGGCCGCGGATCGCCCAGCCGGTCGAGGTGCCGAGGTCGAGCGCGAGGATGCACGGGAGCAGTCCGCCACCGTCCTCCATCCGCACAGGAGGGTTGGTGACGGGTGTGACGGATGTGACGGATAGTTCCCTATCTGTTCCACAGGCGCGCACATGCGCGCGCGTAACGGTCTTATAGGTATGATCCGTCACATCCGTCACACTCTCTGAATTCATTGGCATTTTCCTATTCTCCCGAGAAAAGGTCAGAGTTGCTGTCATCGAGGGCGATGCCCCGGAATCCCTTCGCGGCGCGGGTGTTGTGACGCTCGAATCCCCGGACGATCAGGGCTTCCGAGAAGCGCTTGACCGACCCTGCGAACTCGCCGTTCGCATCGGCCCACGCCTTCCAGTCGGCGAACATCGCGGAGGTGCTGGCGCTGAGGTGCAACCCGACAGAGCAGCGCTCGTCGATCCAGCGACCGATGGCGTCCTCGGCCTCGAAGTAATCCTCAGTCGCAGCCATCACGGCGGGCGGAGGGCGCAGCCCTGTCCGCTGCCATTCGATGCAGCCTTCGAGCGCCCATGCGAGGATCCCGTCACGTTCCGCCAGCAGCCTGTCCGCCAGGTGCTTGTCGCGCCTCGCAGGAGGGATGGTGACCGTGAACGGCACCATGTGCAGACGCCGCTTCATCGCCTCATCGACGTTGCGGATTGAAGGCTTGTGGTTGCCGACGATCAGCAGCTTGAACTGCGGGATGAACTCGAAGAAATCCTGCCGCATGAAGCGGGCCGTGATCTTGTCGCCCCCGGTCAGCGCTTTGAGTTTGCTCTCGGCCCAGCGGCTGCCCTGTTCCGTTTCGATGGACGTGACGATGCGCGCCCCGCGCAGGCCCGCCATGTCGGTCGGGTGGCGATCACCCTGCGTGGCCATGAACATGTCCATCGGCGCGACGGTGGCGTAGTCGCCAAGGATGGCGGTCAGGGTGTTGGCGAAAACGGATTTCCCGTTTGCGCCGGTGCCGTAGAGGAAGAACAGCGCGTGCTCGGTGGTCACGCCCGTCAGGCAGTAGCCCGCCATGCGCTGCAGGTAGGATTGCAGTTCGCCGTCCCCGCCCGTGACGGTTTCGAGAAACCCGAGCCAGACGGGGCAAGCGTCGGCGACCGATGCCCCGGCGATGCGAGTCATGAAGAGGCCGGGGTCGTGCAGCAGCGACGCGCCACTACGCAGGTCGACCACGCCGCCGGGCGTGTTCAATAGCCAGGGATCGCGATCCCACGGCTCGGTCGTGGTTGCGTGGCGGCGGTCGGAACGGGCGAGCCGCTCCACGGCGGACACGGTCGCGGCGCTGGAAAGCTTCGCCTTGAGCCGTGCAGACCCGGCGCGCGCCGCCGCCTCGCGGCAGATCATCCGGGCCAGATCGAAGGCCTGCAGCGTCTCCTCGCGCCGCCAGAGCTTGCCCGACCAGGTCAGCCACTGCCCCCAGCCGGCGACGTAGCGCCATGTCTCGGCATGTCGGGCGGCGAAGGTTGCGGCGAGCGCATCCTCGGTGAAGCGCACCGGCACCGGCCCATCATGCCCCCCGCCAGCAGGGCCGCCGCCATCGGGACCGTCATCCTCGTCATCGATCTCGCCGTTTCGGGCGGCGTCGCGTTTCCAGAGGCGTTCGGCTTCCTCGCGCAGCCGGTCCTCCGGCCAGGGAGGGGCAACGCGGGCCGTGTTGTAGGAGACGATTTCCTCCCACGCCTGTTCGCGCGGCACGTGGCCTTCGCGGGCACGGCGGATCCAGTAGCCGATCACGCGCGACAGTGCGTCGAACCGCGTTGTGCCATCCACGCCGCCTTCGCGAACCTGGCGGCCGAACAGCTCGGTCACGCTGCCGCGCTCGGTGGCGGCCATGTTGAAGTCGAGCCCGTTCTCGCCTTCGAGCGGCGGCATCGCGATGATCGCTTCGAGCAGCTCGCCAAGGTCGTGATCGCGAGGATCGTGGTTCAGGATCTGCACCAGCCGCCGAAGGCCCTGTTTGGCGTGGATCGATCCCGCCACGCGGATCGGCTGGTGCGCGGACCGGAACGAAGGGTCGCCGCCGACCTTCGCGGCGATCATGTGCCGGGCGCGGCAGACCGTGGCGATGTCGTCGCCTTCGGCAGGCTCGGTCAGACGCCAGTAGAGGTGCAGCTTGCGCCGGCCCTCGGCGGTGACACCACCGGACGCGACTTCGAGTGTCGGGCAGCCGAGGTGCTGCACAAGATGGTCGCGCTTCGCGCCGATGTCGCCATGGTCGAGATCGACCAGCACCACCTGCGTCTGGACGATGCTCTCCGCACGCGCGTCGCCGGGAGCCGCGACTGTGCCGGGCGCAACGAACAGGGCCATGCCAGCGTCGCTCGCCCATGTCGCCTGAAGCGCGAGTTTCGCGGCGAGCGTGGTGTCCGCTTCGATGAAGGGCACATGCGGCGGACCATCGCCCGCGCCTTTCTCGGCCAGCGCACGGACCGGCACCCAACCGTCGCAGTAGCCGAACACGACCTCGGAATAGATCGCGATCATTTCGGTGTCGGGCGCGACGTCGTCGGGCGCGATGGTGTCGGACGGGACCGTCATGCCCAGCACCGTTCCCGCCACGCACAGAAGCGGCATTCGAAGTGGTCGGGGTCGGCCGTGTGGCGGGGAAGAAGTTCGCCCGCATCACAGGCGCGCAGGATCGTCACCGCCTTGTCGCTGGCGGACTGGGCGAGTGCGGCATCGAACGGCACGAGTTGATGCCAGATCTCGCACGTGTCCTTGTTGATCGCCGTGAAGAACGCCGGCGCCTCGGTCAGGCCGAGATAGGCCTGGTAGAGTGCGATCTGGGTGGCGTAGACCGGCGTCGCCTTTCCGACGCCGTGCTTCGCGATTTCCCGCCAGTTCTTGGCGTTCGCCGATTTGCACTCCCAGAGCGCAGGAACCGCCATGCCGTTCGGCGCGGCGACGACCACCCCGTCGGCATGGCCTTGCACACGTCCGCCCACGACCGAAAAGCCGAATTGATCGCCATGTCGATTGCGCGTGCGAAGATCGAAGCCGGCCTTGCGCAGCCAGGCGATGGCCAGGTCCTCGAGAACGTGCCCGAGCGCGAAGATCCGCAGGGACTTGCCCGAGAACCCGGCGCCCGGGTCCTTCGGCGTCTTCAGGTATTCGTACTGCAGCCTGCGCTGGCAGATGTCGCCCAGCCGGCTTCCCCCGAGATAGTCGCGTTGGGGACGTTCGGCCTGTTCCGCCACGAGGGCGGTGTCGATGCAGGCATTGACGGCGTCCGCGAAACTGGGCGGCTTCTCCCGATGGTTGAAGTCGAAACCGGCGCCCATCAGAACGGAACCTCCGGATCGGGCCGGGGTGCGCTGGTCTGCATCGCCTCCTGGAAGCCGTCGACGGCGGCCGTCGCGAGCGCGAGCGCCTGTGCTTCGCTGAGATCAGCGAACCGCGTGGTCCATCCGATCTCGGCCATGAGTTCGGCCATGTTGCGGAGGGCGGCCCGCAGGGCTGCCTGTTCGCGTTCGTCGGGATCGATCATGCGCCGACCCCACTATTGGGCGCTGGCGTGCGGGAATGCAGGATGGCGCAGCGCGCCGGATAGATGCTGTTCATGGGAGAGCTCCAGATGCTCTCCTCACCTACCGGCGGGGGTCTCGGACTGTCGGATGGTACCGAAGGAACCTTTCACGAACAGATGCTTGTGCGAGAACCGGTCCGTCAGTAGCCTCAACAAACCCAGATTCAATCAGGAGCCGAGTCGCGGATGGCATCAACAAACTTTAGGAGCTTCACGAATCCTGACCGGCTCAAAAGCATTTCGCAAAAGCATCTCCTGAAATTCTTTTCCTCTTGGAAGGGTTACTTTTCGGATCGTGGCTTGCAGCTACCCGAAGTGGCGGGGGACGACTTTCCCTACGACGGGCTCGCACAGATCCTGATGAGGGCCGACGACAAAGTCCCGCATGAGATGGTTGATGCGCTTTACTATGTGCACGAAACCGCCACCAAGGAATCGGCCGAAGAACTGATCGATGCCGCGGCAAAGGCAGGTCTTGTGATCGAGGCAGGTGAAGAACCCTCGGATGCCGACATCGCACTCCAGATTTGGCTCCAAAATCCCGAACTTCTTCGTCGACAACATGCCGAAGTCGTTGCGTTCAATCGCTCACGCTTCATCTATTTTGCTGGGCGTATCGGCAACAAAGGCCCGGCTCCGGATCCAACGCCTGCTCAGACAGCCTTCATGCAGGAGAACATGGACTCTTGGTTCGACAAGAAGCGTCGGGGGAAAGGTAGCCGCATTTTTGCATTTCCACGAGGAACAAAGACCTGGTTTCTTGTTCGTCACGGAGAACCGATGCGTCGGGAAGGACGCCACGAGGACGATGGTGCATCTGGCATTGCCTATTACAGGCCTCAAAAGCACGATGTCATAATCTACGATGGCGAAACAGACGAACTCGCTGTGAACGCCGGCACTAAGGGTGAAATAGAACTATACCTGAATACACTCGGAACCGCCCTCTTTAAGGATGAAAAATACTTCGATCGATCCAACAGGTTCACGCTCGATCCTCTCCTCGAAAAGGGAAAGGATGCATTGGAGAATGACACTGTCCCTGAGATCGTCAGCGTTCGACTGATTGAAATCGAGCGCTTTTGGGGAGGTAAGGCCAAGGAAAAGGAAGTGCGCAAGGCGTCCGATCTCTTCCTCGCGTGGGGAGGTGATTGGAAGCGGCGTCTGTCGGGTGGCTCTATTGACCGCGCCGTATTCAAATTCCGGTTCGACGGCGACGGCAAGGAGCGCACCGTCGCAATTCTGCCGCCGAGCCTCGCGCGCTATGACCGTGACGCAGACAGTGACCTGATCGACCGCTGGCTCAAGGATCAGAAGTTCTGCCGGCCAAATCCCGAAGGCGATGACGATGACGCTGGCGTTCTGGAAGACGATTGAACGCATCCCAGGCCATGCGAGCGACACCCGCGATTGGTGTGCGGAACTGGCGTCCTGCTGGACCAACGCCAAGCGTTATCTGCCGGAGACGTCGCGATACGCAGAGCGGATCGACTGCCCTTGGCCCGGCGGTGAGAACTGTCCGCGCCAAGTCGTGCGGCACAGGGGGGGCCTAGTACGCGCTGTTTGCGGCGATCCGGGACGCCTCTGTGATGCGCTAGATCTAACACAAGAGGATATCCGGATCCGCGAACTGGATCACCGCAAGCTCTTCGCAGACATCGCCGCAGCGCTCGAGCTCGTGCCTTCGGACGAGCTTCAGCGGGGTTCCCACATCTTCAACGTTGGCGATCATGCAATCGCCGCTGGGCGCTCATTCCCTGTCTTCGCATCGCTTGCGAGTCCGCGCACACCGCTCGGACGAGCCGATGTCCTCGAACTCGACCGTCGCAATCTCCCCTTCGTATTGCTCGTGACGTCGCTCATGGCGATCGAGTCCGATGTCGCTCCCTTCCTCGCGGCCCGGCGCGGGCGCGTACTGACGCTCGCAGAGTGTCTTGGGTTCGCCACAGCGCCCCGCAATGCTTTTGCCGCCAGCATGTCGCCCGCCGAGTTGTTCGCACCCGAGATCGCCCAACTGGCCGGTCCGAGCGACGCTGCAACGGGCCCCGTTATGGTCCTGCCAGTCGGGGCCCGCTGGGGGGATCTGCGATTCACCTTCCGAGAGGAAGCGGTGCTGAACGTCAGTTTTCGCGGACAGCCGCCAGCGCGCTTCGAGCCGGATCAACTCGGCATGCGCGACGAACGCAACCGAAAGCCCACCCGCCAGTGGCGACTTCTGCTCACCTGCTCTGCCCTCGGCGGAGCCCTGCCGCGGGCCTTTCCGGTCCGCACCATAAAGGGGCGACAACCGGCGAGCGGCTTGCTCCGAATTCTCGCGCAGTTCGAGCGCGGCTACGAACGTCAGCGCCAGCTTCTGGCCGCCGCCCTGAAGGCGAATTTCGGGATCGACGAGGACCCGTTCTCGGTCCGCGACGACTGCTACGAAGCCAAGTTCCTTGTCGATGCGAGCGCCCTGAGACAGGGCAGAGGCGACCAGCGCGACCGAAATTTCGCCGGCAACGACTGAACCTACCGAAACTTTTTTCGCCGTAACCAACCCCATGAAACCAATCGGTTTCGTGGGGTTTTTCGTTCGCCTTGCGCCCTGATTTCGAACCCGCTCCCCGAATTTTCGCCGGTCCCGGTCACTCGGGCCGCGTGCCCGTCCACCTGGACGAAGGCGAAACTTCATGGAGCGTTTCCACCCCATTTGCGACGCGCGCTCGCGCGTCTCCCGCAACATCATCATCCGGGCCGAACGACTTGCTCGATCAGGTTCGGTCCCCGGCATGGACGCCGAGGACATCAAGCAGGACCTGCGTCTGCACCTCTATCGCCGGGATGACAGGTTCGACCCCTCCCGCGGTCAGTACGACACGTTCGCAGACCGCGTTCTGGCGAACCGCATCGCCACGCTGGCCGCGCCGACCGAACGCCTTCGGGCCGAGCGGGCGTGGGTCGACTTCGAGACTCCGTCCGAGGGTCGCGGCGATGACGAGACGCTGCCGCTCGCGGAAACCCTGCCTGACAGTGTGGCGCTGCACGCCGCCGTCGCGCGTGCACCGGACGAGGCGTTCGGGCTGGTCCGCGATGTCCGGCGCCTTCTCGCAGGGCTGACACCGACCTGCAGGGATGTCGCGCTGGCGCTGATCGACATGTCGCCGACGGAGGCAGCCGAGGCCCTCGGGATCCATCGCAGCACAGTCTACGCCCGGCTCGGCACGATCCGGAAGGCGGCCGAGGCGCTTGATCTCGCCGCATATCTCGGCGCCGCCCCGACAGTCTCAGAGGCCCGCCGGTAGGTGACAACAGGACCGGCGATGACCCGGTTCCACCAAGTTTCATGCCGGGCCCTCGGAGGAATGCAACACCCCCACGCGGGGAAACACTCCGACCGCAAGCTCCAGGGCGGCGTCAGGCCCGGCAGCAGTCTTCCCGACGATCCCTGGACACCAACCGACGAAAACACGGAGCATCACCATGTTCACGACTTCCCCCCTGAAACGCCTGCGCCAGTCGAGCTGGATGGAGGCGATCCCCGACACGGTCAACGTTCCGGCCCTGTCTGACAGGCCGAACCGCGCGGTGCCGATCGAGCGCGCCACTGTGGACGACATCGAGTTCGCGCTTGTCGCCCTGGCGCGGCAGCAGTCCGAGCTCTACCGGCTTACGAGTGCGCTTGGCGACGTGTTGAAGATGGCGCGCCGCCAGGGCGCCTGTGGCGCGGACATCGCCATTTCGGCCGCTGTGCGGGATCTGGAGGGCGGCAAGTGAGCGCCCCCTTCGGCGGCGGGCCGCTCCGCATCATCACGGCCGACGAACGCTTGCGCGAGGCGCGCGGCATCAAGGGGGTGCTCACGGGCACCTCCGGCATCGGCAAGACCACGCAGCTGCTGACCCTCGATCCGCAGCGAACGCTTTTCCTGAACCTCGAGGCGGGCGAGTTGGCCGTTCAGGGCTGGCCCGGCGACGAGATCCGCATCCGCGACTGGGAGGTCGCCCGCGATCTGGCCGCCTGGATCGGCGGCGCCAACCCGGCCATGCGGGACGACCAGTCCTATGGGCCCGGGCACTTCGCGCGCGTCTGCGCGGCCTTCGGTCCCCCCAGCCAACTCGACAAGTACGACACGGTCTTCGTCGACAGTATCTCCGTCGCCTCTCGCATTTGCCTTCAGTGGTGCAAGGGCCAATCCCAGGCCCAGTCCGACCGCACCGGCAAGCCGGATCTCCGCGCGACCTACGGGTTGCTCGGCCAGGAGATGATCGGCTGGCTCACGCATCTGCAGCACACGCCCGCCAAGAACATCTGGCTGGTCGGTCTGCTCGACCGCAAGCTCGACGACTTCGGCAAGCCTTTCTTCTCGATGCAGATCGAGGGATCGAAGACCGGCCTCGAATTGCCCGGCATCGTCGACGAAGTCGTGACCCTGACCGAACTGCGCCCCGAGAAGGGTGACCCGTTCAGGGCATTCATCTGCACCACCATCAACGATTTCGGCCTTCCCGCGAAGGACCGCAGCGGCCGGTTGTCGATGATCGAGCCCGCCCATCTCGGGCGGCTCATGGCGAAGATCCGTGGTCCGCGCCCCGATGGCGCTGCCCACCTGAACTTCGATCTGCCCGCGGCCGCCACCGCACCCAATCCCCCGACGACGAAAGGAGCATGACAATGGCGAGCGACATGGATTTCAACGGCGCGGACACGCAGGACGCCGCCTTCGACCTCATCCCGGCCAACACTCTGGTCAAGGTCTGCCTGACCGTCCGCCCCGGCGGCGCGGGCCCCGAAGGCTGGCTGACCCAGAGCAAGACCAGCCCGGCCCTCTACCTCAACACCGAGGCAGTCGTGATGGAGGGGCCGTTCGCGCGGCGTCGCATCTACACGCGCATCGGCTTTCGCGGAAAGGCTGCGGGCGGTCCCGGCGACGACACCTACGGCAACCGCGGGCGCGCCATGATCCGCGGCATCCTCGAATCCGCCCGCGGCGTGCGTGCCGATGACCAGTCGAACGCCGCCCGCGCCGCGCGGATGATCCGCAGCCTCGGCGAGTTGAGTGGGCTGGAGTTCGTGGCGCGCATCGGCATCGAGCGCGACAAGGACAAGCCCGACGACACCGGGCGCAACGTCATCAAGGCCGCGCTCGGCGCCGACCATGCCGAATACGCTCGGGTGATGGGCAGCGTACCCCAGCCACCGCAGCAGGGTCAGTTCACCGCCTCGGGCTCGCAGCTTGCGGACAACGGCATGGGTCAGTCGGGCGCGCCGTCCTCCGGCTCCGCGCCCTTCTGGGCACGCTGAGGGGGACGGCCATGATTCCGCGCGACTATCAGAGGGCGGCGGTCGATGCCGCCCGCGATCGCACCGCCGCACATGGCAACACCATGCTGGTGCTGCCCACCGGGGCGGGAAAGACCGCCATCGCCGGTTTCTACATCGGCGAGGAACTGGAGCACCGCAGACACGACCGCGTTCTGGTGCTGCAGCACACCGACGAGTTGATTGATCAGAACCGCAGCGCCATCGACACTGTCACCGGAATGCCGACCTCGGTGGTCAAGGCCGAGCATGACGACTGGGACGGCCGCATCGTCTTCGGAAGCGTCCAGACCCTGGCGCGCGCCAACCGGCGCGAGCGGATGGCGCCGGTCTCGCATCTCGTCATCGACGAATGCCACCGCTCCGCGGCGCAAAGCTATCAGTCCATCATCGACGAGGCCCGGGCGCTCAATCCGGAGATCAAGCTGCTCGGGCTCTCGGCCACGCCGGGTCGCGGCGATGGCCGCAGCCTGCGCCGCACCTTCAGCAATGTCGGCTATCATCTGAAGATCGGCACGCTGATCGGTCGCGGTCTCCTGGTGCCACCGCGGACCTACACCATCGATCTCGGCGTCGAGGACGAACTGGCCGGGCTGGGCGCCACCGCGGGCGATTTCGACATGCGCGCGGCAGACAAGGTGCTGAACCGCTCGGTGCTGAACGAGGCCGTCGTCGAACACTGGCAGGCGAAGGCAGCGGACCGGCGCACCATCTTCTTCTGTGCGACGGTCGACCATGCCGATGCGGTTGCCGAGGCATTCCGCACGGCCGGCGTCACGGCCGAGACGATCTCGGGCGAGATGCCATCGCGGACGCGCGCCGACCTCATCGCCCGGTTCGATCGGGGCGAGGTGCAGGTGCTGACGAACTGCATGGTCCTGACCGAAGGTTTCGACAGCCAGCCTGTCGGCTGCATCGGCATCCTGCGCCCCATGCTGCACAAGGGCACCTTCATCCAGGCAGTCGGTCGCGGCCTGCGCAGGGTCGATCCCGCGCGTTTTCCAGGCATCGTGAAAACCGACTGCGTCGTGCTCGACTTCGCGGGCGCAGCGCTCCGGCACGGGTCGCTCGAACAGGAGATCACCCTCGACGAGGACGATCCTGAGCCCGGCCAGGCACCGTGGAAACTGTGCCCGACCTGTGAGGCCGAATTGCCGCTTGGAGCATCGGTCTGCGATTTCTGCGGTCACGTCTTCACGCGGGAACGAGCAGAGGCCCGACTGCTGACCGCCTTCGACATGATGGAGATCGACCTGCTGGAGCGGTCCCCATTCGCCTGGTGCGATCTGCATGGCGACGGCCAGGCGATGATGGCGAGCGGGTTCAATGGCTGGGCCGGGGTGTTCCATGATGGCGCGCTCTGGCACGGGCTCGGACAGCCGAAAGGCAGGGCGATCCGGCCGCTCGCCATCGGCACCAGGGTGCAGGCGCTCGCTGCCGCAGACGATTTCCTGCGCGCTACCGAGACGGGGACGGCATCGATCAAGAGCCGTCGCTGGCTCAATGATCCGGCGACGATGAAGCAGATGGACCTTCTGCAGCGCGCGGGTCACGAGGCCAACGGGCTGGATTTCAGCCTGTCGAAATACGCCGCCAACTGCCACCTGAACTTCCGCTGGAACCGTGGCGCGATAACCGCCGCTGTTCTTGGCCGGGCGGAGCGGTCGGCCGCATGAAGCGCCCCAATCCGCTCCCGCCCGACCAGCTGACGCCCGCAGAACGCCGCGCCGATCTGTGCGGCCTGCTGGCGCTCGGGCTGGTTCGGTTGCGGATGCGGGAGGTGGGCGAAGTATCTGACGAGACTGGAGAACGTTGCCTACACTATCCGCCCGACCAATGCCGTCATGCAACTCCAACTCACCGGAGAAATGCATGAACAAGCCCGATCCCATCCCCGCGCGCCTGGCCGCGCTCAAGACCACGCCGACGCCCGACCTGAAGAAACAGTGGCGCGACCTGTTCGACAGCGAGCCGCCACCGTTCAACCGCCGCTACCTCGAGTCCCGCCTGGCATACCGCATCCAGGAACTCGCCTATGGCGGGCTGAAGCCCGAAACGATACGGCGTCTGGAACGGCTGGGCGAGGAACTGGACGGCGGCGACCGATCCAAGCGCGGCATCCGCGCCGATCGCGACCGCCCCATCACAGGCACGCGCCTTCTGCGCGAATGGCAGGGCGTCGAACAGGTCGTCACCGTCACCGCCGACGGCTTCGAATGGCAGGGGCGGCCCTACAAGTCGCTCTCCGCCATCGCGCGGGCAATCACCGGCACGCGCTGGAACGGCTGGGTGTTCTTCGGCCTCAAGAACCACAGGGGGCGGACATGACGAAGCCGCCCGAAAAATCTATGGTCGTGCGCAAGCTGCGTTGCGCGGTCTACACCCGGAAATCCTCCGAGGAAGGGCTGGAGCAGGAGTTCAACAGCCTGCACGCCCAACGCGAAGCCTGTGAGGCGTACATCGCCAGCCAGCGGTCCGAAGGCTGGGTGCTTGTCCGCGATCAGTATGACGACGGCGGCATCTCCGGCGGCACGCTGGAACGCCCCGGCCTGAAACGGCTGCTGGAGGATATCGAGGACGGGCTGGTCGACGTGGTCGTGGTCTACAAGATCGACCGCCTCAGCCGCTCGCTGGCCGACTTCGCCAAGCTGGTCGAGGTGTTCGACCGTAACGGCGTGACCTTCGTCTCCGTCACCCAGTCGTTCAACACCACCACGTCCATGGGGCGGCTGACGTTGAACATCCTGCTCAGCTTCGCGCAGTTCGAGCGTGAGGTCACGGCCGAACGCATCCGCGACAAGGTCGCCGCCAGCCGGAAGAAGGGCATGTGGATGGGCGGGGTGCCGCCCTACGGCTACCGTGTCGAGAACCGGAAGCTGATCGTGGACGAGGAAGCCGCCGCGCACGTCCGTTGGATCTTCGCCCACTTCCTCGAGATCGGGTCGGGCACGGAGCTGGCGAGAGAGATCACGAAACGCGGCATTCAGACGCCGCGCGGCAACCGGATCGACAAGAAATACATCTACCGGATGCTGAGCAACCGCGCCTACATCGGTGAGGCCGTCCACAAGGGCGACAGCTACCCCGGCGAGCACGACGCCATCATCGACCGCGAGACGTGGGACCGCGTCCACGCCATCCTGAAGGAAAGCCCGCGCAAGCGGGCTGCTCGAACCCGCGCCGAGACACCCGCGCTGCTGAAGGGGCTGCTGTTTGGCCCGGACGGCGCGGCCTTTTCGCCAACGCACACCCGTAAGGGCGACAGGCTCTACCGCTACTATGTCAGCCAGACGGTGCTGAAGCACGGCGCCGGATCCTGCCCGGCCGGCCGCGTGCCCGCTGGCGCTATCGAGGCCGCCGTGATCGACCAACTGCGTGCCGTGTTCCGCCAGCCCGAGATCATCGCAGGGACCTGGAAGGCAGCGCGTGCCCACGACGGCGAGGTCGCCGAGACTAACATCCGTGAGGCACTGACCCGGCTCGATCCGCTGTGGGACGAACTGTTTCCCGCTGAGCAGGCCCGCATCGTGGCGCTGCTGGTCGAGCGCGTCGACATCGGGACGGAGGGGCTGAACGTGCGCCTCCGTGCCGACGGGCTCGGTGGTCTGGCTCGCGAGTTGCTGGCCGGTGGCATCGAGGTCGCAGCATGACACGCGGGGCTCCGATCCCCGACACGGTGACGCTCCACGTCCCGTTCCGCCTCGTGAAGCGCGGCGGGAAAAAAGAGATGGTGCTGCCAGATGGCGCAGAACAGACGCGCAAGCCGGACAATGCACTGGTAAAGGCGCTGGCGCGCGCTTTTCGCTGGAAGCGGATGCTGGAGTCCGGCGAGTTCGCGTCGATTTCCGAACTGGCCGAGCGTGAGGGGATCGCTTTCACTTACATGGCCCGGGTCCTGCGCCTGACGCTGCTTTCGCCCGGCATCGTCGAGGCGATCTTGGACGGCAGGCAAGCGCCAGAGGTGACGCTGGCGCGGCTGCTTGAGCCGTTTCCGGCAGCGTGGACAGAGCAGCAATGCATCACCTAG